TGATTGACGTGTTTGTCGCATGCTGTGGATTGTAGTCTAAAATGCTATAAGCCGATCCATTCTTATAAAGATGAAATAGAACCCGCTCAGTCGAAGCCCATCCCGCACCTGAACTCAGTAATACTCGACTATTTATTGAATAATACCCAGAAATTGGCGCTGTGAACTTCCACGAACTACCTGTAGTCACCGAACCGAGAGTGTCGAAACTCTTAGTCCCAAAATCGACTATCGTCACCGTTGAGTCTGGTATCGATTGCCCAGCACTCGTTGAATATCGGGCAACCACGGTTTCCGTGGCAGCGATTGCCGATGGGCCAGATAGTCTGAAAATTTGCAATGATCCTGAGGTCAATGTCGCACTAGTATTGGAACGAACCGAAATAATATCCCCGGTTTTCAGGTTAGGATATAAAGATGAACCCGCAGTAACATGACCCGATGAATTTGCTGTACTCCATAGAAAACTAGTCGCTGAGCCATTCAAATAGGGAACCACTGTTAGTCCACTAGTGTTAGTCACCAATGAGCCAGCGACAACATAATCACCAGGCACCTGAACCGTGTATGTATTGGTTGACCAACCGCCGTGAGTGTCTTTACTTAATGTGAAAGCAATGTTTGTAGTATTAGCCGTCACCGCCTCTGAGACTTGAGTACCAACAAATGAAACAACCCTGCTGTCAGTTTTGTCAGACATTTGAACTGAGCTAGACCATCCGGTTATTGGAACCGAATATTTTAAATGGACACTGTCGCCGCTACCAAAAGTTATCGGGGCTGTATTGCTAACCCCTACGCCAGTGAGATACGTCCCAGATGCATTCGGTGCATAGACGATAACTGAAGTAGAGCTATTGTAACCAACTTTTAGTTTTGGATAGTTTTGGACACCACTATCTAATGCCGAGCCGAAACCGAAGTCGCTCGTATCGGCTGACGTCCCCGTAATCTTGCTAGTGTCTATTGTCTTGCTATTTGCGATATTTATCGTGAGTACAGTAGCCGTCGGAGCACCTGAAAGTGAAACCAAAACATCATACTCCTCATTATCCCCAACACGTCTCTTAAACCCAGTATAAGTGGTATTGGTGCTCCAAGAGCCAGTTGGAGTGAAACTTTCCCAATCAGTGATTGGTGTCCCATAGACATAAGTACTTGGGCCTACAATGAAGTTATCAAACTTCACCGTATAAGCACTGCTGGACGTGCTTCCAACGTGAAGTATTAAGCGATAAGAGGTCGAATCACTTGCAGTCTGAAAAGTAGCGTCAAACTTAGAGGCGATACTAGTTGAACTGGATAGTAGCTTATAAGAGCTAGGCTGTATTACCTGACTATTGGTGACGTCATAGAGCCAAACGGTAACATCCGAGGCACTTGAGCTTGAGCCCGCCGCAAAAGTTCCACTCCCCACGATATAGTCAAATGAAACCTGTAAAACCTTGGCCTTATCCGCTGCGCTAATCGTGAAATCATAGCTCACACCTTCGCCTTGTCGATTGGCTGCATCTTTAGTCAAGAGAAAGGAATAAGTACCTCTAAGGGGAGATGAGCTAGTCTGTGTCCAGGTAGTCGTTGCACTTCCGCCTGTTCCATCAACTGGGCTCGTACCTGCACTATCCGCATAAGTCGCCCATCCAGTCGTGCCGGCTTCAGCATCGGGATTGTCGTCTAAGTAATTGATCCCGCCTGATCCACTCCCCCCATTCGCCCAACTAAGTGTTCCACTCCCATTGGTCGATAACACCTGACCTGCACTGCCATCTCCATCAGGCAAAGTGAAAGTGACATCACCAGTCAAAGAGCTCGGAGCTTGAAATGCACTATAGTTTGAGCCGCCGCCTGTCTCTTTAAACTTCAGCGAGTCGGTGACTGTTTTCCCTGAAAACTCCTGAGTCGTTCCAGTATCGAGAAAATTAAGCCAACCGCTCCCATTATAAAAATCATAGGTGTTAAAATCAGTGTTGTAGGCCATAAGCCCAGTAGCAGGTGACGTAATATTGTTTCGCTCTGTCTGCTGCATCCGAGGAGCTGGCCTCGATCCCCTGGTCAGTGACTGGACCTCAAATATCGACGATGCCTCACTAGTAGTCGTGCCAATCATCACGTCCGTGTTCTGACCAACACGCATAACTTGATTCAAAACCCTCGATCCATCGGCTACAGTCTTGAAATCAATGCGGCCCGGCATATCGTTAGACCCAGGTGTTCCATCTGAGTACATATTAATGGCAGCAACGGGCTCATAGTCGGTCCCATCAAAGCCAAGACCCACAATACTCGATATCAAATCCCCACTTTGAACTACCGCCTCACTGCCATGAGTGCCCCGGCTTCGGTACATATTGATAACGCCATAGCTTGGATCAGAGCTCCCATGGCGTGTGATGTCGATTCCGCCTGAGTCGGTAGTCGTATTGGTATCTAATGACATTTTAGAAGTGATGGAGCTCCCATTAACTGTCTTTGTGAGCGATGCGTTGGTGCCCAAAAGAAGCTTCTCAATCACCTGAAAGGCGTCTTCCGATTCATCCCACTTGATCTTAGGACTTCCCGTCACACCGACTGACACCAAATCCGCATCGGCATCACTCCCAGGATTGATATCAATTCCATTAGTTGTCTGAATAGTCAGGTCCCCAACGATTGTCGTATCGTCTGGGATCACTGTCGCGCTTGCGATTAGACAAAAAATAAAACTTAAGCAAATGACCGTACTACGCCGAAAAATACCGCTTTGAGAGTTTAATCGTTCCATTACCTGCCCCCGAATTTAATGCAGCTTGCAATTGTTGAGTTGTAGTGCCAGTCAATGTGAAGGTGACTCCATGAATGTCACCACGGTAGGGACCTAGAGCTATTCGCCAAGTCCCATTTAAATCTTGCGCTGAGAAATCCCCATTTGCGATGACTGTCGTCCCTCTAAGAATTTCAAAAGTGTAATCGACACTCGAGTAATCCGCCGCAGTCCATGATTCACCGCTTAAACTTGTAGCCGATTGCCCATCCGTCACCGCGTGCTCAGCAATAGCACTCCATCCACCGCTACTTGAACCCCCACTCCCCACAGAGCCAGAGACGTTATCAACTGTCCATTGAGTCACGCCTGCTGAATCTTTAAGCACAATTTTATAAGTGGATGCAGCGGCTAAGATGATATCAGCTTCGCCGTTTGAATCTAACACCACTGGGTTGGTATTAGGAGTCACCTCTTGGTCTGAATAAGTGGCAAGGGGAGTTGTGGCGCCAGCCACGTAGGTATAGACAAGACCGCCCGATAGGGGATCGCCGTTCCCATCGAAGGCACGGAATTTCACCATTGGAAGAAAAACGCCCATCGATCAATCCCCCGATTGCTTGACTGTTCTTAATTTTTTTAAAGCCCTCTCAAAACCAACACTCCCTGGCCTGAAATCACTCAACTCAATCAAGATATCCCTCACCGCTGGATTATCTTGATTGAGCTTATCCATCTCCGACAAAAGATCTAAATCCTCTTTATCCTGCGCATAGACCTTCACTTTTTCGTAGCCGTCATTGGCCCATTTTGCTTGGCCCTGAGACCGATTAACAATCGATTTCTTCGACTCCATTGTCGATAGACCCAACACGGATCCGTAAAAACTATCCGCAAGCTCCTTCGCTATTGGTCTTGGAATCTTAACCGCCATTAATTTTGAAACCGTTGGATTACCTCTTATTTTTGACACGCCGATTAATATTTGTTTGGTGATCTTCGGACCATATCGATCAATAAATCCACCGATCACTGCGCCCGTGATGAGCCCTACTGGTCCACCGCCAACGGTTCCCACTCCCATTGCAGTCCAGAGATTGACGTTTCTCGAGCCTATTCTAAACTCTCTTTCAAAGGCGTCATTGACTCTAAGTTGGTCGACCATGCGAACTAGGTCTTGATCACTCATTTTGCCGAGAGCTTCGAGCTGTTTAGTGATATACTCGCGCCCCCTCATGACTGACTTGATTTTTGAAGCCACTGTCGCCTCAGTCCATCCCTTAATCTTATCTCGGTCAACTAAAGCACTATCGAAATCCTTTTCTGCCATCTTTAGGTCTTTAAACGACGGTGACTTCTTTAATTTTTCCCTAAATGCCTTTGGCCCCTTATCGATTTGAGCCAGTTTCTCAAGTTGTTGAGCTTCGGTTAACTGATCAAACTCGGGCAATTCCCTGCGTATCTTTTCAAGGGCTTTAGGATCTTTTAAAAGCTTCTGATTGGCCACGTATTCGGCAATTGGTGTGTCAAAATCCTGCCCTGATTGCTTTCCCAATTTGCTCAAGAGCTCTCGGTCGAATTTAGCCTTATCGCTCCCAATATTAGATAACCTACTATAGGCAAGCTGAGGATTTCCAAATCTCTTTGAGCCCTCACTGAGTATCTTGGCCCTTTCTGAAATCTCATTCATTTTGGCCTTATAGGCTGGGAACTCCTTTTTAAGTTTAGTATCAATCGAATTGCGCATGATTTTTAGGTTTTGATTAAACTTGTCGTCAAAAGCGCCTGCAATTTTACTCGAGTCCCATGTCTGAACGTCCGAATCTAAATCTTGTATAATCCGCTTGGCTTCAGCCGCGTCCATCCACCACGTAGTGTTCCCCTCAGGATCCATCGTCTTTTCCTTAAGATCCTGCATATACTCAGAGAGCCTCTTAGCCGCTGCCTTGGCGTCACTACTATTTCGACTCGACAAGTCGACTACTCGCTTCTTCATGTCAGAATAAATACTCTTAACATTGATTGTCGTTTTAGGCGGCTCCGCTTCCATTTGAGGTTTAATGGAGTCGATTGCTTTCTGCCTTGCCCCCACCTCTCCTTGAAGGATGTCAAACGACTCCTTTGACGCATCGATGTTTTGCTTTTTCATACTTCTCAACGTGTCATCTATCTGACCTTGCAAGTATGTTGGTTCAGGCTTTGACTTTATGTCTTGAACAGTCTCTTTGAACTTATCGGCTAAATTAGTCTCGGCTTGTCTTAATTGCTCCCTGGCAATGGCGTGATTCTCACTCGCACTCTCTCTGATCTGCTGCCCAGCCCATCTTAACGACTCCTTGGCTTCCTTCACCGAGGACTTCCCCTCAGCAACTTTATTATTCACATTATTAACCAAATCAGTGATGGTCTGCATTACTTCTTCTCTAGGCTTTGCAGACAAATATTCGTCGGGATTTTTCAAAAATGTATCAATCGTCCCTTCGTCAACTCCCCCAAACACTGACAAAATCTTTTTTGGAACCGTCTTAATTGCACTATATCCGCGCTTAATGGCTTCGCCTGCCACAGGAAGTGCCATCCCAAATACGGCGTTTGCAGCAGCAGTGTCAACTCTCTCGGGAATATTCACGGCATCTTGGTCAGTATTAGGCCTATGAGCCGCACCAAAGACAGCTCCCTCGGCGCCGAGTGTGGCACTCTTTCCAAGGAGTGTGGCCGCCTCAGGCGCGAGCCCCGTCATCACTTTGGCAGCTCTAACTCCTTTAGAAATTGCCGAGCCAGGAGCTGCATAGCCTATCAATGATCCAGTAAAGGAAGCTACTGGATGTTGAGCTTCTAAATTGCGCGTATAGTTTCTATAATTAGCGAGCTCTCTGTCGTAAACTCCCTGATCAGCTTCATGTCCGCCAGGGAGCACCGACTGCACGTCCTCAATAAGCTGTTTCCCGCCTGCATATAACTCTGGCGCATATCCAAGTGTGGCAGCATTAGCTACTTTAGCCCTAAAAGCCTCACCCCAACCAGGATCGGCTTGTTTTGTGGTTTCAACGGGAGACCACTTCTTATCGCCGACTTTCTTATAGATAGTGCCATCCGTTGTCTCCCTAGTGACCATTTGCCATTTGCCAGGAGAAACCTGTTTATAGAATGTCCCATCCTCAGTCTGTCTTTCCACGCCATCCATAAGCACCTACTTAGATTTGAAACGAAGCTCACTTTCGTCGAAAATTTTTGTGTGGGGAGCTGTATCAGTCATCGATTGGTTCAATACTTCTTTTGAAAATTGATCGAGCGTGTAAAAACCCTGCTTTCCCATGACGTTCACTCTGTCTTTTGGAACCAAAATCATCTCTCCATCCCTTGAGACCATAGAGGTCACTCTTCCATCAATTGGGCTCACGTAATTGTCTAAGTTCCCATATTTTAAAACCTCAGCCTTTTGCGCCTGAGCCTCGGCCTTATCCTTTAAAAGAATGCTCTTTTGGCCCAATAGAATGTTCATGTTAGTTGAGTCATCATTGGCAATATCCGCTTGAGTACCGTTCCAAGCCCGTCTCTCCACATTCGAATCTACAGCCTTAGACATACCCGAGAAAGTAGTAGTCATGTTTTTTAAATTAACTGACTTTAGTTTTGCATTGAGGTTTTCTAGATCCTGACTAGCATATCGAGTTAGGCCATAGGCTGTGGCGATAGGCCCCGTTCCGAACATACTATTTTTTGAGTAGTCGGACAGGGAGCTAATCGCATCATCAATCATTGAGATATTTTTGTTCACATTAGTGACGTTTTTCTGGCCTGCTTGGAAATCCCTCGCTGCGAGTTTTTGCCGCTCTGACTCAAACACCGAGGGCTTCTCATTTTTATCTCTCGCTGATTTAGCTAATGCATCCCGCTTAATCCCCAACTCTTGAACTTTGGCGCGCTGAGTGGCTAGATTATTTTGCTCAGTGATATCGAGATTTCTCGATTTGAGGCTGTAATCTAAATCCTTAAATTGCTTATCCAATTGCTCTTTGGCGTTTAAGCTCATCATTCGATACCTATTCACCAACATCGGATCATAGTATTTGCCCAAAGCCTGAGTATCGATTCCAAATTGCTTAGCAGTGGCCAGAGCCTTATCAAAAGTCTCCTGACTATCCACACCCGACAAAAGTCTCGATGAAAGATCAATTTGATCAAGACTTGCCTTGGTCTTATTTCGAGCCGCCTCTAAATCCTGAGTGTCCCACTCGGTCTGCTGTTTATAAGCCACAACTGGGTTCACTTTCAAAAGCCCTGCAAGTGTCTTCTCTCGATCAAGTGAGACTTTCCCATCGGGCCCTTGAACCACTCCGCCCTTATAGGCGCTTTGAATACCCTCTTGCTCCTTCATCACTCGATCTTGCTCTTTGACCTTGTTGAACATATCGGCAAGGCTTAGGCCCTTGGCTATTCCACCCACAATGTCAGGCGTCTGCTGCTGAAAATAGATGCTATGATCAATCGGCATAATTTCCCCCGCTAAACATATTTGGCCCTACTGGTAGAACCCCCAGTGAATACCCTTGAGGCTGATTGTATTTCCGATCGGCCTGGAGCATTTTGTAAAATGTGGCGAAATCCCCATCGGAAAAAGCTAGCGAGCCCAAGTTACTTCCCTGACCTTTAGGCTTAGAAGCTCCAGTTGAGCCTGATTTACCCATTAATGACGCAAGGTTTAGTCCATTCATTGCGCCGCCTAAAATGTCTGGAGCCTCTTGATTTGCGTAAATTGAACTGTCAATCATTTCATGCCTCAGCCATTGTGCTCAAAAACATTGATAAAACTTTTCTAAGATCGATCATTTTGTTGCCAAACCGATCGTAAACGACTAATGTACGCCCCAATTTAGATTTCTCTAAATCCTGAGCCATCACTCCTATCCAATCACCTTTTCCGTGTTCGTCATTTTTGTAATTGAAGGCATAAGCTTTGAGATGCTTTTTCATCTCTTTGATATCGTCTTGATTCAACTCTCTGATATTTTCTTTTGCCCTTCGATCACTTAAGGCATAGATCATAGCGCCTGCCGTCGCACCTTGGCCTAGAAGATTCGCTCCGCGATTGGCCTGTGATATTTGAGCTGCTGCGTTGGCATTGCCAAGGCCTGTGATATTATTACTCACCGCATTTCCATAGCCAGACAGTAGACTTGCTAAGTTCGTCCCATACTGTCCCGATGCGCTCATCAAATTGCTATTTGCATTGGCTCCAAGACCTGCGACCTGCGAGAGCCTTTGATAATCCCTATTATAAGCGTTTTGATACTCGTTTGAGGCGTAGTCTTGCCCATACCTTTCAAGTGCTTTCAATGTAGCACCTGAATTGAGACTTCCCCGTGCCGCAGCCGATCCCTCAATCGCCTTCCGTCCCTGTTCGAGCCTAAACTGATACCCTGGATCTTGAGATAAATTATTGGCGAAATCACCCGATGCTAAACTCGACAGTGCATTCAATCCCGCCTGATTGTATTGACTACCAATTCCCATCTGAGAATCATAGGACTGCTTCAGTGCCGCCATCGCCTGATCATATTGAGTGCCCAAAAATTGATTGGCCTGATTCGCCGAGCTTGTCTGTGCTCCAATAGCCCTGTCTGTCGAATTGGAACCGAAAACATTAGTTCCCAACACGTCATCTAATAAACCCATATTTCAACCCCCATCAGAGCTTCACTTCTATATATAAGATCCCATTTTCTGCAGCCTTGATCTCAAAACCTAATTTCAACGCGGCTATAGTGGTCTTTGATGCTTTCACATCCCTTAAGTCAATCGTCGCATTGAGCAGTAAAACATTCTTCATTCGCAAAAGGATGCACAATTCAGCGAGCAATGCTGACATTTCCCCACGCTGCCTTAAATCTTTTCGCGTAAAGCTATGGGAAATAAATGCCGAATCTTCCTTGATCTTGTAAATGATGAAGCAATTCTCATTTTCGATAATATCGAAATTCTCTCGCTCTTTAATATACTCAGCATAGAGCGTATCTGAAATCACGATGCCCCCGCTGAGCTATAGCTCGAGTGCTTGGCGGCCAAAGTCCTCGCTCGCCAAGTGACCTTTGAAATCGAAGCCGTCCCACTAATTGAGCTCGACACGTATTGAACCTGGCCATCACTATCCACCGATAAGTCAACTCCCGTGTCATCAGGTCCAGGCGTACCTATAAAGGTCAAATCCCAATCATCACTCGTTGGGCTATACGCCACTTGGAAGCATCCACCCTCGATCAGCTCTGTCGCACCGGTCGAAGTTGTCACCCTTTGAATCAAAAAATCCACAAAGGCTATACTCACCCCGCGCTTATCAAATTTCAAATTCGTTACATCTCCCCTAGGTGTGAACGTGTGAGTTCCACTCCCAGTTGAGGTGATATTCACCTGAGTGCCAGCATCCGCATTCGCTTTACTTGACGCCACTTGGTAGCTGTTCGCATTTACCTTGATCACATAGTAATCTGTGCTAAGACTTAATCCGCCGGGTAACGAACCACTTGTTGTGAACTGCCCGACTAATCCAGTATAATAATTATGACTTGTCTCAGAAATAGCATCGGTTGATGTATTAACGTTACTCGTCCCAAACGACTTAGCGTTAAGATCATTCTGCAATTGAAATGACTTCTCTAATCCAAGACTTTGCAGGGCATCTGAAATAGACCTCAAAAACCATTTCCATGGATCAGTAAATAAAAATGATCCGTTCAATACTCGGTCGGCAAACGGTGGATTAAAATTCTTTTGGGGAATTGCCATTAGCTATTCCCCTTTGAAACATTGATTTGAGCATCGATCCACACTGTCTTAACTGGATCGGTCATCTTAACTCGAAAGATTCTATTCCTCGCCCTACCTAACCGATTCCACTTAACCCTTGTCTTATATTCGCCAATCGAGCCGGCTGCATTGTCAGCCAAGGTCCACGACTCACTCGACCACGTGTGACCCCCATCATCACTAAAATCCAACATCACTGTAGGACTTGAACCCTGAACTCCCCCATCTAAACCAATGCCCACTTCCATATCGAGTTGGAAGCTGTGATAAAAAACCCTATCTAATCCTGCTGAAATATGCGGGCAGGTCCTAAGCCGTGTGATTGCATCCCCATCGTCGGAATAATACGTATCGTCAAAACGGTAGACTTCGTTAGTCGCATAATCTCCGACAATCACATACCCGTGAGCCGGATCAAAAGCGCAAGTTTCACCACGGTGTCTTTCCAACGTACCACTGTTAGTGTATGCCCTCTCATGCCAAATCCCAGTCGAGGTGTCATAGACCCAGCTAGTCTCGGAAAAATTCAATACGTAAAAGAAATGCCCTTTTTGCTGATATCCATAGGCCCTGGCCGTCGTAATGTCCGCATATGTGGTCAGAGCATATTCTATTGCGTGAGTGCTCACTCTCTGTGCGTCAAGACCTGACATTCGATATACAATGCCAGTCCCGTCTTTATCCCTACCTAAGAACATTATTGAGTTGTTAATCTTTACAACACTGTCTTTGGCCGCACACCCAATCTCTATAAATCCGCCCTGGACTCTCTCGAAGGGAAAATCCGCATTCCCAGTGTTCGAGAAATACTCAATGGTCTGTTCGTTGAATAAGTAAAGCGTTCGATTCAATACCTCAACGCTTAGCAAAATATCAGGACTTCCCTCGCTCGATGCAAAACTGAGAGCGTCGATATTAAACCCTTGGAGGTCAGATACGTAAAACTTGTTAGTCCCACCCTCAGGCAATATAAAATACCCGTCCGACCAAATGATCTTATTAGCCGTCGCAACACCCGTGTAACCATAGTCAGTTAAGTCTCCCATATAGTCTTGAGAGGCTTCATCCAAATATAAATAATTATTAGTTCCATCAGTGAACATGGTGGACGAATCGGTTCCGTCTCCCCGGTAGCTCATCGAAGCGGCGTACATATACCCACTTGAGGTATCAAAGGTGAAAGCCGTACCGCCGGCACTTCCGTCCGCTCCGCAAAGGGTAGCACTCCAAGTCCCACCGCTCTCAGTGATCACATAGAGCTTATTACCTGATACCACAAAAATACGGCCCACAAAGTCTCTGTGGATAAGTCTAATCGGTCCATCGCCTACTGTGAGAAGTTTCCTTAATCCCGGTGTTGGTGCGAAATAATACTGCTGGCCCCCTTTGCCTCTTCCCGACTCGATCTTTTCAACGTACATATTCACTAAACGCTGAGCGTCCACATTTGGGCTCGAGAGTAAATATGGTGGGCCGATAAAGCCGTCTAGTTTCACGTAAAAGGTCCTCTATAAATATCAAAATAAGGTGATTCAATTGGAACGTCGGATGTCATCATCACTGGCTCAGTATTAGTCCGCATCAAATCAGCCTTTGAATTCACCGCAATCGCCGCCACAACATCACTAACGCTCATTCCATACTCAGGAGCTAGTTCGACCGCCAAATTGTACCGCAAAGCCCTGTTATAGCCAGGTGGCAAAGTCAGAGTGTCGCTGATCGCACTAAAACTAGACAAAGGCTTGTCCGACTCTAAAACTAACGTGCCGGCTGCACTCAAAATTGGATAAGGATAGATATAGCCCAATGGGTTTTTATCGTTATAGTAAATCCCTAAAGGAATATTTGAAGTAAGCGTCTTGTCTATTAATCCCATCCACTGCTGAGAGGTAAATATCCTGAGTGGGTACTCAACATTCTGACCACTCTCTTTAAAGTTGGCACTAATCAGCCGAATGGGTCTTGTGGTATTGAAATCCCCACCTGAACCTATCGAATACACTGAGGCCGTGCCAATACTCAGTGACTCAATTGTTCGATCAAAAAGCAAAAGCCCATCGTTCGACCAGCCATCAATCATGTCATTTAACGCCGATAAGGCATCAGCCGACTCTTGAGATGATGGAGTTTCGCCTTGAGCTATAACACCCAAAAGTCTCAAAGATCCCTTAATCAGGTCACTGACTGTAGCCATTGACTACTCCTTGGATTTACTCCTGCGTCTTTTTGGCTTTTCTGACTTAACGTCTTCAGGGAAGTGAAAATCATCTAGCTTTCCATCAATAGATGACTCCGCGTCCTTCACTTCTATTTTTTCGACTTCAGTAGAGGTCGATGACTCATCTTTCAAACCCCATTCGATACGCTGTTTTTTTCCCCAATTCGAGGGGAGTTGATTAAACTCCTCAATGCTGCGAATAATTTTGTACTCACAATTCTCAAAACCATTGACTGTATCATCGTTATAAACACACTGCGGAAATTTCATTTCAACCTCGCTTTCAACCAGCTTCCAATTTTTCCCTTAAAAGGCTTATTCCCATCCCAATGAGTCAGTTCTAATTCTGGGTACAGATAGACCTTTTCTCCCATCTCACGCCATTCTTTGCAAAAATAGCTATCCTCTCCCCAAAGCTTTCCATCCTCAAAACGCATTTGGTAATAGGCAAAAAACCTCTTTCCAAAATGCTCAATCCACCTCTCAGGATAAGCCTCTTGAAACTTCTCAAACACACGTCTTGATATGCAGGTAAATCCCCCTGGCAAGCTCTGAACCTCTAACAACCCATGCTTGTCAGACCATAATTCTTTCTCAGGGATCCAACCGATCGGGTAGTCTTCCCTCTCGACCTTGTACCTATAAGCCCCGCCCACAATATCCACTGGCATATGCAATAGCTTAATGATTGAGCCTGGTTCAAAAGTAATGTCCGCATCTAAGAAGAAAAGCCGGTCAGCACCTGACTCATAGAAATCATGAGCCAACTGGCTTCTCCCCATCGCTGGATGACTACAACTTGGCAAAAAATTAAATTGTAGATCAATCCCCAACTCACGAGCCATAAGCCTCTCATCAAGCAGACATTTAACTACATTGATCGGAAGCTTGCCTTCATAAGTGGGAATCGATACTACAGCTTTCACCCTTAGGAGCCTGCCATTAAGCCTAGATTCACCAACACAGTTCGCATTGCGTTGGTCTGGGCAATAATTGTAGCTAAAGCGTTTCCAATGATTGCACTGTTATAAGTACCAGTCAGAGTCAACACTCCGTTGGTAGGTGCTGCAGTTCCACCGCTTGCATCCGTGATTGACGCCTGAGCTGCAGCCGATGGCTGAGCTATGGGAGTAGCGCCATAGAAT